CTAAAGACAGTTCTATCAGTAGCAGTGGCACCTGATCCTGCAGCAGTCCAACTCTCACCATTCCACGAGTAAGTAATACCTGCTACAACATAGGTAAATGTNCCATCNNNTGCTTGCCCTGCTGTTGAGGGAAAATTAATTGCCATTTCTTAAGATGCTCCTTCCGTAGTATTTAGATTGCGTAGACAGCAACAGCAACTGATGCCTGTGTAGCATTAGCAGATGATGTCAAGTTATAAATTAACATATCAAAATATTGTGGGTGAGTTTTACGAATAGAGTGTCCGTAAACATGCCCCACTGTGCCAGGATCATATACCGTAGCTTGGATTGTATAATCATTGATACCAGAGAATGCTGTTGGGAAACTGACTCTAACATAATCACTTTGGAATCCACCACCACCTTCAGCAGTTCTAACAGATACTGTCACACCGTTATTACCTTCCCAACTAACTTGGGTTCCAGAATTATAAAGAGTGACTTCACCAACATATACAGGCACATTCGCATTTGTTAGTGGTGGTGAAGCATCAACCCACTGTGTACTATCAGTATCATTGTAGTAAATCTTTAAGCGTCCCTTATCACTTTCCCACCAAAGATCACCAGCACTAGCAGATCCAGGAGCAGTGTCTGAGATGGTTACATTAGCACCACCGCCTCCACCAGTAGGAGCAGCAGGACCCCAGTTAGCACCATCCCATGTCAAAACATCACTGGTACTTGGTGCTGTAGTAGCAACATCAGCAAGTTCACTTAAGTTAGAACCAGTATCTACTAGTTGTGTCCAGGCACCAGCATGTGCGAAGTATCCGTGATTTTCAGCATGAACATGAGCAAACATACCATGATAGGTAGTTGCGTTTGGAAGATCTACAAGCGTGGCAAAGTTGTTGGAGAAGTATACTTTACCAGTAGTAGTAATATCTTGTGTAGTTGTTGCTCCGAGTGTTAGGACAGCATCTAATGTTTGTGTTTCTGCTGTTAAATATCCAGCAACACCATGATCACCCCATCCATATGCTGTATCCCATTCAGCAATCTTAGCAGTAGTAACTCCACCAGCATCACCAAGAGATGTTAGATAACCAGCAGTAGAATGATCGCCCCAGTTATATGCTGCCGTCCAGTTATTGATATTTGTCTGTAGAATACCAGATGATACGTGAGCAGAGAATACAGGATCAGTTTCTGTTGTTAGATAAGAAGTAAGATCAGGTGGTGTATATGTAAAGGCTCCGTTAGTATTATTATAAGATAGTGATGCTGTTCCTACAGCATTTTCAACAACAGAAAGATCATTAAACTGAATACCACTAGCACCACCAACCAAATCATTAGCAGGTTTCCAAGATGATGATGACGCTTCCCATTTAAGAACTTGCTGATCTTGTAGTCCACCAGCAATATTAACGTTATCTAGATCTTCAATATCAACACCACTTACTGTGCCAGAAACACTAAGATTACCGGAAATATCAACACCAGTTGCTGTTGTTTGAAGTCTTAGTGTTTCAGTAGATCCATCTGGATCATGGTAGATACTTACAGAACCACCTTCAGTAGTTCCAGGTTTAATATTGATACTAGTGACACTTTTAATATCAAAGTTTCCTGAAGTATTAAAGTGTTGTAATGTTGAGGAATTACCGACATCATCATGTTGTAATTGGACATCACCATTTCCAGTGCCACCACCAACGCCAAGAACATCAGCTCTAACACCAGCATCAGCAACAATTTGAACAGAAGTAGTAGCACCTCTTGACAATACTGTCTGTAAAGTATCTGCTTCAGCAGTGAGATATCCAGCAACTCCATGATCACCCCAACCATATGCCACATCCCAGTTAGCAGCATTTGCTACAGCAGCATATCCTGCTTGAGCATGATCACCCCAACCGTATGCTGTATCCCAATTTGCTACATTGGTATTAGCAGCATAACCAGAAAGATCTGGTGGGGTGAATGTAAATTCTCCATTCGCCTGGTTGTACGTCAGTGTTGAAGAACCAGCAGCAGTCAATACAATGCTAGGTTGTGCTGGAATAACTGGTTTATTTAAAATCGCAGCAACGCTACCACCACTAGCATTCCAATCAGCATTTACTTGTGCTGCAGGAATCGTAGGTTTATTTGTAAGAGTAAGATAACTACCATTAAAAGGTGTCGCCCACTCAATAGAAGTAGGAGTTGCTGTAAGGACCTGACCCGAAATACCAGCAACACCTGCTGCTTGTAGTGGTTTACCAGCAGGAATATTTACACCCTCCTTTACCTCAACAGGAGAGTTATCTCCGTAGTTGGCAATTTGGTTTGCAAGAATTTTTGACATACTTCCAGTCCTGAAGACACTATTTCTAAGCTAGAAGTATTTATTAAAGCGGGAGATCGGACTTGAACCGACGACATTCAGTTTGGAAAACTGACGCTCTACCACTGAGCTACACCCGCATGTAGGGAGGTGGTCAAACCTCCCGGAGCACATGCACGCCACTTGTTTTATTATTTTAACTGCTAAACAAGAAAACAGCTCACACGGAAGGGATTTTGGCACCACCACTTACTCTTTAACTGGAAGTAAGAAACCAGGCGGCGAAAGACTTCACCCGCACCAGGGCTAGTTTTAAGTCATACCGAGACTAACTGAAGGTGATAGTATCATCATCATTTCTATTGATAACGATGTCTCCTTTAGGGAAATCAAGAACGTTATCTAGGGAATCCATATCACCACCAGGACGATTGAGATAATCAGACGACAGATTGAAGTTGTATTCAAGTCTGTCACTTTCCCATTGTGATGAGTTGTCAGTAAAACGAATAGTATTACCAACTTTTTGATTTAACTCACGAACATCATTTAGTAAATTAAAGAGGTCAGTGAGATAATAATCTTCGCCCTCAGCAAGAGCGTTGATAAGTGCTTGACGTGCAGAATCTTCTGCTTTTTCAAGATGGGACTTAATTGACATAGGGATTTCTCACAGAATTGAATTTACGATAGGCACACACATCAGGATCAGGGTCTAACCATTTGGTATACTCAAAATCCTCAAGGCAAGTGTCGAGTTGCATCTGATTGTCAAGGTAATACATGTCTGTATAACGCTTAGTCCATTCATTCATCTTCTGAATGCGGTAGTCAGGTCTACCATTGATCTCTAGAAGACCGCACTGAACGTAGCGGTAGGGAGATCTCTCAAGAATGACTGTTGGTTTCATCAGGTTCCTTGTTACTTCCATATTGTAGCACCTCCTCATCGTCATGTAAAGGGGGTGTGCCAGTTTCTTTACTGACTTTACTTGCTCCCCATATTGCCATGATGAAGAGCACCACATAAAAGAGGGTGTCGTCAATCATTACTAGGAAGAAGATAAAACTGCCGCCATATGTTAACCAATTAGGTAGTCTCTTAGTAAGTCTACCAATCACAGGTCTAACTTTATTTTCAAACTTGAAGTAAAGAATAGCACCTAGTGTTACTACAACCTCACTCATCGGAACGATGAAGTAAAGAGATACAATAACAAAGATAGGCCAGTAGTGTCTCTCAGGGATCTTTTTGATCAGTCTAAGATACTTTTTAACTAGCATCATCATGTGTTGTCATCATATCTTCCCAGTCAGTATCAGTAACCTGATCTGTTAGTTCTTTGTATTCATCAGCAGGGACTGCCATGACAGCAGTTCCATCTGGTTTACGAACTATAAAGGATTCACCTGCTTCGATGCGATCCATGTAAGCATCGAAGTCTTTTTCAAATTCAGCAAACGGAACTTCAACCATTGATCTCCTTAAAATCTTTTTCAAAAATTGCCAGACCAGAATCGGTCANGACATGGTTATACATTTTGTCAAACACAGCAGGTGGCAATGTACATACATTAGCACCATAGAGGAAGCAACGCGAGACATGGTGGACATCTCTCAAACTGGCAGCAAGGATCTTTGTGCGAACACCATGAGCACAGTACAGACCAGAGATAGCACGAACCAGTTCAACACCACTGAAGGAATTGTCATTCATACGACCCACGAAAGGTGAGATATATGTGGCACCTGCTTTTGCTGCCATCACTGCCTGAGCAGCACTGAAGCACAAGGTGACGTTAGTTTCGACACCTTGAGCAGTGAGTTCTTTACATGCCTTTAGACCCTCTACAGTGAGAGGCAGTTTGATCGTAACGTTGTCAGCAATATCACGATACTTAATAGCATTGGTAAGCATCTCAAAGCAGGAGTCACCTTCTACTTCAGCAGAGATGCTTTCAAAAGCAAAGTTAGTTGCTAGTGTTTTAATGAACTCCACATAGTCTACACCAGACTTGCGAACTAGTGTAGGATTTGTAGTGATACCATCAACTAGACCAGTCGTATAGCGTTCAGCAATTGCTTCGTAGTCAGCAGTGTCTAGGAAAATTTTCATATTCAGTAGGTTGATTATACTCCGATGCGTTGCTGCATCGAAATACATTGTTCTTTCATATTATACTGGAGTTTATAGTTCTTTGTCAAGACATAATACCCATTAATGGTCACTCCATCATCTGTCCACCCGTAGGCGATTACTTTTTCACATGCTCCATCAATAGTAAAGCATTTATTACTATGTAAATATTCGTGATAACGAGCGTCCAGATTAATCATTAGCGTTCCTCAAAAGTGATACGTCGGACCTTGCGTTGGCGTCGTTCCTCCTGGTATTTTAGGTCATCCGGTGTCAGGATACCATGATATTTAATATTATTGTCATGTTTCGTTAGAACCACTTGACCTAGATCAATTGCTCCCACGGTATCGTCCACAACCTTCATCTGATTTGGACACCCACAGAACTGAACCTTGCTATTGCTTGTCAGTTCTTTGTTGCATAATTTACATCTTGCAGATAACATTTGTAAGCATTTAACCTCATATGAGTAATGCTCGAAGAGGGGATCGAACCCCCGACATTCACCGTGTAAAGGTGCTGCTCTACCGCTGAGCTATTCGAGCGAGTGTCGGTAAGAGGACTTGAACCTCCACGTCATAAGACACCAGAACCTAAACCTGGCGCGTCTACCAATTCCGCCATACCGACAAGGCGTCTCAGGAGGGACTCGAACCCCCGACCAATTCATTAGAAGTGAATTGCTCTATCCATCTGAGCTACTGAGACAAAAAAAGTTAGTTACCTAACTTATACCAGACATCCAACCAGTAGGATTGAGTTGTGTGGTGGTCTTACCATGACCAGTGGCAATATCATACATCACTTGATGTATATTTTTTACTTCTGTATAGGTATCAACAAGTAAAAGATTTTCTGCTACTGCTTGATCGTAAGCAAGTTTATATTCTTTTTGGTGGAGAGAAAAAGTAGCAGAACCAAACCAAGGATCATCCTTGAGATATATTGGTGCTGGATATGTCATGCTAAAACCATTTTTTTAGTGTAGTCATATGCATAGATTTCACGGTTGCCTTTGATGCCCCATCCCAACCAGTAGTAAGCAGGTTTCATGTAGTAAGATACAGTCTGTCCACCGCCTTCAAATTGTGGGAGGACACGTTGAAAGATAGGTTCGTTAATCATCCAGCGAGTCTGACCTTCCAGACTACTGGGATCGCACACATATTTAGCACAGAAGTTACCAAGACCCTTGTAGCGACCAATACTAGTCCACTGAATCAAACCATATCCACCAACCTTACATTCAGTGTAGGATACGCGAGCACCACCTTCACAAATGTTGGAGATGAACTTACTCTCTTGCTTAATGTTACCCATGATCGTAGCAAGGGCATTACGATCTTTGATTTTAGTTTGTTCCTGAAGTTCTTCTAGAACAAACTGCTCTTCTGGAGTACAATCTTCGCATTTCCATGTGAGTTCATACTGTATAATAGGAACTTCTACAGCAGGGGGAGAATCAATCTCAGTAATAGAAGGATATGCACAAGCAGAACTAGTTAGTGTCAGTGCTGTCAATGCCAGAATTCGTTTCATCATACTCAAAATAATCTTTACGGTAGTAGCGTCCGAGGATGTTGCCATTATAGAAGGCAGGGGTGCCATCTGTCAAGCTTTCCGTCAGAACACTGTGTAAGAAGAGTTGGCGGGTCTCCTCGTAGTTGACTCGTCCTGGTGTGGTGTGTAAGGAGAGGATTTCTCTAGCAAAAGACTCCCGTCCATACTGTTTAATATCCTCTTTAAGCTCTGGACAACTTCCAAAGTACTTTCTCCAGTCACTCTCACTTGTAACTCTTCGCCGCTTGCCAGTAGTATTATTACTTCTAGGCTTTCGTTTTTGCCAGAAGTATTTTCTACCGATGTAGGAACGGTTGGTGGTGCTACAGGTAATTTTGTAAACAAAACCATAGTTGTCCCCAATAAGAGACCCGTCAAAGACGCTCCCACGATACATCCAGGGATTTGGATACTCTTTATTTTCTGCCACATACTCATGATTTAACCTCTAATATTTATGGTTCGTCAAATAAGATCTGATTGATATAATCATTAGCCCACACGTCACCAAAATATTTGGCAAGGATGCGTCTAGTTTTGTCGTTAAGTTTTTGATTTTTACAGTATTGTATCTGCCCGTCGTATCTTAAATCTGCTCCATAGTTATCTCTATCAGATCTCCATACAGCACCAGCATACACATCTAGATATTGATCAACAACACGACAGAAAGTATTTCTTTCATCGTCTGTTCTCAGACTAGCAAACTTACAGTATGGAGAAAAGATGTTGCCCCATGAAGGTACATCCCTGTTATTCTCAAAACTAAAAAATCTACTGATGTCAGCAATATCATCATATATTAGATGACCGATACCATCTACGGGAGAGATATCTGTGATAGCAGCACTAACATTATTGTTATTAGCAACAATATCTGCGCCAAAGATTGGCAAATTAAACTCAGGATCTGGATACCAGATACAATGTAAGATATCAAGTGGTCCTAGAGTAGCAATCTCTAAGTGTACCTTGCGTAAACCATTACAACTAAACATTTCATTATGAATGTTTAGATTTCCATCTTCAGTTTCCTTATAAACTTTTTCAAATTTATCATCAACATCTAATGGTTCTACACATGGTAGAGTTTTTTGATGCTTACGAATAATCTTAGCAAGATCGTCAATTATTAGTCCCATGGGTCACGTATTTGTATTTTATTGCCTGTAGTTGAAATGCTTTTGCTAGACTTGACGGACCCCTTGAGAGGAGATCTCTCTCCTCCTGACTGGGTAGGTTTGTCTGTAGGAGGTCTTCCCTCCAACCAGGTAAAGAGTAATTTATCACAACTGAAAACCAGCGAACGTATCTTTTTCAACATCTTGCTTAATGCTCCCAATTAAATATGATTCTACTTCTGTTTCCTGAGGAGCAACTTGCATACCTTTAGAAGATAACCAGTGCTCTGTCCATGGAAGAGGGTTATTACTAACAGGAGTATCAAAGATTGCCTTCAATCCAATAGACTTTAAACGACGATTAGCAGTCCACTCAACATACTTAGCAAGAAGTTTGTCATTAAGACCAATAAGAGATCCATCTCGGAACAAATACTCCGCCCAAGACTTCTCTTCTTCTACACACTCACGGAACATCTGATATACATTCTCTTCCTCTTCCTTAGCAATCTCAACCATCTCAGGATCATCACCTTCCAACCACTTTTTGATAATGTTCTTGGTAATAGTCATGTGTTGACTCTCATCTCTAGCAATGAGACCAATAATTTTAGCAGATCCTTCAAGAAGTTTGAGTTCACCAAAAGCAAATGAACAAGCAAATGATACGTAGAAACGAATGCCTTCTAGAATATAGACATTGACCACAGCACGATACAATTTACGCTTGAGTTCACGAAGTTCTATCTGTGCTGTCGGAACTTCATCTAAAGCATGTTCCCATTGATTACCAGCACCCCATTCTTGTGCTGCCCGTAAGAATTCATCATAAGCACTAGTAACTGACTGTGCTCTCGCAAGAATCCTGTCATCATCTAAGATTTTATCAAAGACATCAGAAGGATCAGCATATACATTCTTGATAATGTGAGTGTAGGAGCGACTATGGATCATCTCCATGGTCTGCCAGATGTTCATGGCACCCTCAAGTTCGGGTAGGCTGCAATAAGGCATGAAAGCCATGCCAGGACCACGACCTTGTACGGAGTCAAGGAGGATCTGATACTTAAGGTTCGATGTGAAGATGTGTTTCTGTGCATCATTTAAAATTTGATANTCAGCGCGATCTTTCTGTAGAGATACCTCTTCAGGACGCCAAAAATAACCTAGTTGTTGCTGTGTAAGTTTATCAAACACAGGATACTTAAACTTATCGTATCTCTGAACCCCAAGAGGGGGTCCAAAGAACATCTTTTGCTTGGTGCTGTCAACGACACTTGTATTGAATACCGTCATACCATCTACTTGACTACGCATTTGGTTATTTGTTCTAAATTTTGCAACTGTCACAGTCGTCCTCCTCGGTTTCTAAAATTTGGGATAATAAGTCTTCGATAGATTCTTTTTTCTCCTCTATTGGTTCCTGCAGATCATCTTTGTTATCATATGTGTTTTGGTAATAAGAAGTTTTCCATCCATACTTGTAAGTTTTCAGGAAATCACCTGCCATGACAGATACTGGAACCTCATTGTTCTCATAGTTCTCTGGATTGTAACTCCAGTTGCCAGAAATTGCCTGATCAAAGAACTTTTGCATGGCAGCAACAATTTTGATGTATCCATCATTACCCTTCATATCCCATAGAAGAGTGTAGTTATTCTTGAGACTACCATACTGAGGAACGATCTGTTTGAGTGGTCCCTTTTTGCTTTTTTTAGTGGACAGAAAGGCTCTAGGTGGCTCGATTCCATTTGTTGCGTTTGACACAACGGAACTGCTTTCTGATGGCATCTGAGCAGACAGTGTTGAGTGCCTGAGTCCGTAGGTGGCGATAGATGTCCTAAGAGAATCCCAATCATGATTCAACTCTGTTCCACAGAACTCATCGATATCACGCTTGTAAGTGTCGATTGGGAGGATACCGTCTGCATACTTGGTTCTATCAAAATATCCACACTTGCCCTTCTCTTTAGCGATGGCATTACTTGACTTGAGCAAGTAATATTGGAAAGATTCAGACAAGTCGTGGACGAGTTTCCATGCGTTTGGATCATCATAGTGTTCTCCTTGTTTTGCTAAGTAATGTGCGAGTCCGATATAACCAATACCAAGAGATCTACGATTCTTGGTGCTCAATTCTGCTGCTTCTACTGGATACTCCTGATAATCTACCAGTTCCTCCAGACCACGAACAGCAAGATCACAAATTTCTTCTAGTTCATCTTTCTTTGATACTTTACCTATGTTAACAGCAGACAAAATACACAAAGCAATCTCACCATTAGGGTCATCGATATGCTGAAGTGGTTTAGTAGGAAGTGTGATCTCTTGGCAAAGATTACTCATGTAAACTTTGTCTTTAAAAGATGAATGTGAGTTACAGTGGTCAATATTCATCAAATAAAGACGACCGGTCTCTGCTCTCTCTTTCAGAATATCTAGAAAGAGTTCTTGTGCCCCGATAGTCTTTCTTGGAATAGACTGATCTGATTCATAGTCCACATAGCAAGCGTCAAATGCATCAGTACCAAAAGCATCATAGAGACCTGGTACGTCATGCGGTGAGAAGAGGCTAATCTCCTCATTGTTAATGAAACGTTCGTAGAAAAGTTTTGAAATTTGGATTGAGTAGTCAAGTTTCCTCACTCGATTGTCTTCTGTTCCTTTATTGTTCTTAAGAACAATAATATCTTCTATTTCCTGGTGCCAGATAGGAAAGTGAACTGTAGCAGAACCACCTCTGATGCCGTTTTGAGTGCAACATCTGACAGTGCTTTCAAACTTTTTAAGGAAGGGGACAACGCCTGTGTGTTGTACCTCGCCGCCTCTAATCTTAGAATTGATGCCACGAATTCTGCCTGCGTTAATACCGATACCAGCCCTCTGTGCGACATACCTACCAATAGCCATATCGCTGCTAAAGATACTATCGAGGGAGTCATCAGCATCAACGAGAACACAAGATGCAAATTGACGGAGCGGTGTCCGAACTCCTGCCATGATTGGCGTTGGGATGTTGATCTTGTGCTTGCTGATTGCGTTGTAGTATCGTCTGACATAATCCAGTCTGGTCTCTGTAGGATAATTTTGGAAAAGAGTTGCCGCAATCATCATGTACATGTATTGAGGAGTCTCATACATTTCACCACAACTACGATCCTGAACAAGATACTTATCTACAACCTGGCGAAGACCAGCGTATGTAAACAACATATCACGATCATGATCCATATAGGAATCAATCTTGTTCCACTCTTCCTGAGTATATTTACGCAAGATACTATCATCATACACACCAGTTGAAACACATTTCTGTGCGTGATCCAACACCGTAGGATAACCTTGAACCCAATCAGGTCCAAAAACTTGCTTGCGAACTGCGAATAAAAGTAAACGAGCAGCAACGAACTGATAGTTAGGATTGTCCAAACTAATCAAATCACTAGCAGAGCGAACAAGGATTTCTTGAATGTCGCTTGTCTTAATTCCATCAAAGAACTGGAGACCCGAACTCATTTCCACCTGAGAGGCACTCACACCGCCCCCTAGACCCTCACATGCCTCTTCTACCATCTTATGGATCTTATCAAGGTTCAACGCCTCTACAGCGCCGTCTCGCTTCTGAACTTTAATACCATGTCCGTTTGTCATACTTTCTTCCAGTCGTTTAATTTAAGGGTTGCTTCTAATCCAGCATAGACATTAGAGTCTACCATGTTCTGAACGTCGTGTCCAGCAAGGAACATGTCATTTATGTCCTTTTCCTGTATCTTCTTTGGCCAAATGACTACCTTATCTCCTCGGTCAATAACTTTAGAGATTCGGTTGACGATTTCTTTGTTGCGTGGTTCATTATCAAATACCCAGATGTAATTGTTCCAACCAAAGGTTCTAACATCAGCATCTGATCCAGCCATAGCAACGGAATTACTGAGGAAAGTAGCATCGAATGGTCCTTCCACAATGTAAACAGGTTTGTCGTCTTGTATTTTATCCAGTCCGAAGATCTTTGGGTGGTCTTCGTCAAGCATGATCGTGATGTATCTTAGTTTTGCCTTAGGGGCGAGCGATCTGCCTTGGTATCCAAACAGGTTACCTTCTTTGTCTCGGAATGGAATGATAATGCGAGCACTATCTTGTCTAAGGGTATCAAACATCTTCTTTTGCTCATTTGTCCAAGCCTTAAACTTGGGACAATAGTAGAAGTAATCTAGATCTTTGATCCCTCGGTTCTCAAGATATTCTCTTGCTGGGTGAGATATATTTAGCGAAGAAATCTTTTCAAGATTTGTATCTTTCTTAGCAAACTTTGGTGCTTTGAATTCAAACTTAGGATTGGGTACTGTAGTTCCCTTACCAGTCCTACCATCTTTAAATTTCTCCATGACATATTGGTCGTGGAGAAAGGTATCTTGGTCCTTTAAAAAATTAGAAAGTGTTCTCCCCATGCCACAGTTATGGCACTTAAACACGAAGTCATTCTTGATCTTAAAAAGATATCCCCTCGTTTTATTCTTCCTCTTTTGTGAGTCACCACAGTAAGGACACCTGAAATTATACAGGTCTGCCTTCTTGCGACTGAAAAGAGTCAAACGAGAGGATACTAGTTGTATATACTTTACGTCAATGAATGACATTCACTACTAGGGATTCGCTGGTCCTATAATAGCAGCGTTTACTTGGGGTGTCAACAGTTTGAAGACAGGAGGGAACACTTGTAGTACTGTCACAATGGTGGTCAGTACAGCTGTAGTAGCAATGACAAACCTAGCATTGCTTTCTGTTTTCTTCTGGATCCTATCCATTCTACTAGTAACTAGTACTAAATCCTTATCATGTCTTTCCTTCATCTCCTCAAGCATACCGATGATAAGTTTATCGGCACGTTCAGATTCGTCCAAACGATTTTCATGGCGCTCCAAGATCACAGCAACTCTGTTGCTGTTCTCAGAGATTGTGCCTACTGCTCTTTCAAGCTTGTCAAGCATCTCTTTGGAGAGATCTTCATAAATGCTCAGTTTACTTTCCAAAACTGCTAATTTACCGAGACCGAATGCCATACTTAAACGTTCCTTACTGCGAAATTGAGTGCTGTTTGATATGAAGAAGCATCTTTGTTCAGCAGATACTGGAACTGTTGCTTATGACTATCATCTAATTGAGCATAGCAAGCAGCAATACGTTTTGCTGAGAAGTTATCAAGGTTCTGTGTAGATCCATCGCCAAATTGTACCTTAGCAAATGATCCTTCACCTTGTGGATTAAGTTCTGATGTCGCAACGTCTAATGCAACTTGAACTACATCTTGATTTTCAGTCATAATTTCACCTGTGGGTTCATAAGAATTTTTTTG